GATTTTCTTTAAAAAAGGTGACGTTGCTTTTGAAGTTCTTGGTGTGAAAATACCTGTGCCTAGAGTGGAAGGTACATTAGGTTTTGCTAATAGATGGTCCAGCTTCTTATTTCATCATAGCGAACGGTTTAATCGTGAAGTGGTGTACATAGCTTCTTATCTATTACAACTGCAGAAGATACAGGAAACTCAAAATAGAAAACCCACAAAAGAAGAGATGGTGCAGGCCGCATATGACGCTGTAGATGTAACACAACTTACGCTAGGTTCTACTGCGGCTGGGGGCAGGCCCACTATTGCGCAGAACCCATTTGGTAATGTGGCCTTTCTTTTTAAAAGATTTGCCATTAGCAAATACTTTTTGATGACACGTATGGCTAATGACATAATAAAATCATACCCAGATACGCCGGAGGGTAAGCAAGCTAAAACCATAGCCCGTAAACAACTTACACGGTTTCTAATAACCACAGGAGCACTTGCTGGTGTAGCTGGCATGCCGATGATGGGCATGATATCACTTATGTATGACATGTTTACAGGTGATGAAGAAGACGATTTTGATAGTATGGCGCGTAAAGTGTTGGGTGAAGGTGTGTATGGTGGTGCACTAAACGCCATGTTTGATGTTGAGATGTCTAGCCGTATATCAATGAACAGTCTGCTATATCGCCCACCGATTATAGATAAGGACCAAAACAGTATAGCAACTCTAATAGAACAGCTAGGTGGTCCTGTAGTTGGACAATATTTAAACACAGAACGAGGTAGAAAACTATTTAACGAAGGTGAAATATATAGAGGGCTTGAAGCTATATCACCTGCGTTTTTAAGGTCTTTGTTACGTTCTGGCAGGTTCTCGGTCTATGGCGCAGAGACCCGTAGGGGTGACGAAATAGTTGATACTGGTGTATATAATAATGCCATGCAAGCCATAGGCTATGCACCTGCAGATTACATAAAAGTTTTAGAGATAAACAAAAACGAAAGACGCAAAGACCAAACGCTAACCGATAAACGTAAGAAATTACTGCGTAGGTATAACATGGCCCTTACAGAAGGTGCGTTTGACGAAATACCTGAGATTATGAAAGATATTGTAAAATACAACAGAAACCTACCACCAAGTGCCAGAGGACAGAAGCTTATATTCTTTGATAGTTTAAAGAGGTCAAGGCGTTCATTTGTTCGCACGACACAACGTATGCGGGGTGGTATGGAGTTCAAACCGTTTATGTTAGACAGCCTTGAAGAGTACGATCAAGGATTAAATTTATTTGAATAAAAATAGCCCCCACCGAAGTGAGGGCCAGTAACAGGGAGGAGAACAACAGGTAGTGTGAACCATGTTGTTAGCCACTATATATCATAGCAATCTCCACATGCGAACCCCCCACATACCATTTTCTATGCATACGTGCATAGTTGTCTCATATTGTTTCATCTGGGCCACACGTTTTAGTTGTTTTCTAGCTTTTTCTGTATTTATGCAGGGTATAAACACTGAAGCACCGACTACAAACTTATCCCACTTCACGATAATTTTTACACCATCAGGGTCTAAGTCATCAAGTCTCAGTGGTATCATTTAACCCTTCCATCTTAACAACTATACAGTATTGAGCGGGTAGGCGTAAACTAGTGCCTGTTGTCAAACGAACATTTTTGGTGGTGGCCCCCATTTCATCTTTCAACATCTTTACTGTAGAGCCATAATTTAGAAACTGATCTACCAGATAATTTTTAAATTCTTTTGTAGGTATGGAGAGAAGTTCTGTATCTGTTTCATACCTTCCAACAATTTTTGTACGTGGATTTTGTTCTGGAACTACCATGCTCGCGACTTCATCACGTGCGTCTTCTGTACTTTTTATCTTTAATATATTACCCCAATGCGCCCCAGCAAACTCTGCTATTATATTTGATACGTTAGGTGTAATTCCCTGCACTTCTTCCTTAGCCCGAATAAGTTCACTAACCACCCACTTAAAAAGTTTTTTATAGTCGTAGTCTACTATACCTAGTTTATTTGCCACGGCACAGGCAGTTATTGTGCAAGCGCATCCAGAAGACCAAAATCTATTTACAGGGGATAAATCTGCTGCTTTGTCTAGTCTAGCTTTAACCCCTTTATATATGTTTTCTATCTCCGCGCGGTTTTTTATAATGTGCTGTACATATTCTACCGTAAAATTGCAGTAATTCGCCTGTACATCTTTAAATAAATTAGCTGTCTTTTCTATAGAGAAGTTTTCCTCTTGCCGCATTTGGTTAAAACGGTCTTTAGTAATATATTTCTCTACGTTAAACTCTAATACGCGTTGCATCTGTGCTTCGGGGTTACCACGTTCTTTTTGCATAAACTCCCAGAAACTTATGTTTCCTGTAGACAAACCTGTTTGTCTCCAAGGCGCACCCCTGTAACGCTCTTCGTTACCACTACTCTTTAACCTGTTACGCTGTTTACCTTCTGCCTGTGTATAACAGAACTTAGAAACATCTTTGGGTGTCATTTCTGTTTGTTCGTCTGCGTTGCAAGATATGTTTTTTAAGCGCTCTGATCTGTTCTGCCTAGAGTACAGAGTGTCGTTTGATCCTACGCACATACCCACAGGGTCGCCCCATATACCTGTATTGGCATATAATGCCGTAGTTTTACCCACGCCAGACCCACCGTTAAGATGCGCTAAAAAACTGAACAACCCTGTAAACGCCATAAGAGGAGAGGCAAAACCCATGCAAATAGAGAATTGGTGCAACTCAAGACCGTCCCTATTAAAAAACCCCATGATTTCTTTTTGACGTTCTGCACTACCTTTAGGCTGCATATACTCTATAAAAGAAGACGTTTTACCCGATGGTGGGTTATACTTCACTTCGTTTTCTAGTATTAACCTGTCACCCCAAACAAATGCATCCATTTTTTCATCATCTGTCCACCCAAACTGGGTGTATGCAATATCGGCTGCACCCGTTTGCTGTAACTCATTTACCCATGCCTGTATGTATTTCATAATCCTACCTAAATCATCTCCGTAAGCCGTTATACCTTTTACCGATAACGCTTTCCTTAACTCCTCGCGTGAAGTCAGTGAAAGCATTGGCACACTAAACCTTCTAATCCCATCTTTAGGTAAATGCAGCGCAAACGATATCACTTCACCTAATTCTGGATCGTCTGATCTATGCGTAACATAAAAATCGTTTAGGTATATAAGTTCTTCTTTGGGATTACCTTCTTCATCTTTAGTACGCATGTATACGCCACCGTTTTTACCGCGTATATATGGCGCTGGATAGTCTGGCACGTTGGCTTTGGGTTCAGCTTCTTCTACTATTTTTGTGAGTTGTGCTGGAGTTGTTACAGTTAACGCATTAGGACAACCCTCACAGCCGTTGGGATTATGTAAAGCAAAGGTACTACAGTATTGCGGTCCCCCTGTGTCCATCATTTTTCTAATCGTTTCATCAAAACTGTAATCTGGATGGTGCTTTGACATGATCTCTGCTGCTTTTTCTGCGTCTTTGCATACTTTGGCAATAGATAGACCTGCTCTCCACTGGTCATAAGATACAGTAGCTTGGTTCTCTATAATATATTGTATTTGTTGGCAGCCCTGTCCGTTTTTGGTTTTTTCTAGCAACCTTTTAAAACTACCAGTGCTTTGTTGGTTGATGGCATCACGATAAGCACTCGGCGCAAACCTATTAGGCGTTGGAATTGCACCGCCAATACGATCTTCAAACTCAGAAAACTCTATAGGTTTTGCAAGGTAGCCACCTAACAATGATACAGGTTTAGGCTCATCACCTTTATAGTTATGTGTGTTAGGTACGCGTAATATACTAGCTGCGTCAGATGTGCGTGACGGGTCAGCAGGAAAGTTTTGTTTGGCGCATAACTGCTTGAGGCTTTCCGCAACTGGATACCACGTAGCCTCATCAACGGCGGTAGTTAAAGGCCAATACACATGTAACCCATTACCAGAGTTTATTATAGTTGGTCTGGGTAATCTGTTATTCTTACAAAACCAGTTTAGTTTTTTTAAAGCTTCACTTTGAGAAGTAAATTCTTTTGACGGTCCACAATCCAAGTCAAAGAAGAAAGACTTTACTCCTTGGACGTTTATTTGCTTGCGGTTAATTGGTTCTATGAAGGTGCTTAAAGCGAAGAAAACATTGTATTCTGAGGCGTCAAAATTGTTGGATTGCTCTATTGCCTCATCCAATGTTTCATAAAAGTTGTTTTTTACATAATCCCTTTTGATTATGGTTATGCAGTAATACCCTTCGTCACTCAACACAGAACCCAAAAAATCTTGGGTGTTCATTTTTCTCATCCACTGTTAGAAAATTTGCGCGGCCTTGTTAGACCGCGCTGTTATAATTAGTCGTCCCAATCGCCAAGAATATCATCCAAGGAACTGTTATTAGAACCGCCAGATGCAGCTTTCTTATTTGTAGTCTTAATTGGTTCTGGCTCTGGTTCAGAGACTTCTTCTTTCTGTGGCATATCTACTATATTGCTAGAAAACATGCTTTCTTCATTGTGAACATAGCCACCATCAACAACATCGAACATGCTACGAATAGTACGATCTGCAAGCTGCACAACCTGCAACTGACGTAAGCGAAGTGACACGCTCGGCTCGTTAGACATATATTTATAGGGGTAAAATGTTACACCTACGTTTACAATGCTGCCTGTAGTAAGCTGAAAATCATCCGTCATAGGATTGTTTCTCGAATCAACTTGTAAAGGCTTGCGTGTAACTGATCCGTTGTACTGGCCTTTTAGTGTACACTTGACGGTGCGTGTACCATCATCGTGTTTTGTCATTGGGTTGGACGGTGCATCAGGCCAACCTTTTTGTTTGTCTTCCTTATAAGCGGTTACCATAGCTATGTATAAGTTCTTAGCTGTGGCGCTATCCATCTTCAATTCGATAGAGTATTCAGCATTTGGTGCCATCGGATCACAAGGCACACTTTGGTTAAGTTTCTTATCAAAGTGATAAGTTCTATCCAACTTGGGCCATAGTGCTTCTGCACCCATTATCTTATACGCGTCTGCCATATTATTCTCCTATATATCTTTGTCGAGATTTAAATCCATCTCATACTGTGTGTTATCGTGCGATGTATATCGCACGGGTGGTGGGCTGGCCTTCTCCAACAACGCATTAGACACAGCCTGTTTATCAAAACGATATACGTTGTTGATCTTTAAATAAGTATTGTCAGGGATATGACCCTGACGTATCCAACCTCTAAGGGTAGATACTCCTACCGATAAGTGGTTAGCTAGTTCTTCTATTGGAACGAGAGGTGCCGTCATTACTTCTTCCTAACTGATATGACATATTCACTGTCAATATTTAAGCCTTCGGGTTTTAACTCAGGGTTCTCTTCTAAAAACTGCCTAATGTTTGTTTGGTTCAATCTCTTGTCAAACAACTCAGGCACAGCGTGTTCAATCACAAACTTGTGCATGGCATCCCAATCACTTGTCCAATATTTAATGCGCTGTGACCGAAAGAATAACCCCTCATCAGTTCTCACGCTTTCAACCTTGTTGTTTTCACAATAGCTGAGAAGCGCACGTTTTAAGATGTCAAGCTGGTGTGCCAACCCTTCATCTTCTTTGGTAAATGCCGCTTTTAACTCTGCACGTTTGTTACGTATTTTTATATATGCCTTAGTCATTTTGTCAGCGGGTGCGTCTGAATAGTCGCTCATCTTAACTCCTCCTTATACAAAGTATTATTTAGTTATATATGCTACTCTAGTCAAGCAGTTCTTTGTATAAGTCTATCATTTTTGTGTGTACGTCTATTCTCTTATCAAGTAATGAGTACACGCGTTTTTCGACAGCCGATCCTTGTAGCTGTACAACCGTACAGGGATGCTTTTGTCCTGATCTGTGCACCCTTGCGTTTGCTTGTGAATATGTTTCTAGTGAAGAAGTCGGACCCCACCATACCACAGTGTTCGCTGCAGTTAAAGTCACACCATGTGCTGCTGCTTGGGGTTGTATCACCAATATCTTGGGGTCAGACATAGTTTGGAACCGTTTAAATATATCGGTGCGGGCATGTGCGGGTACATCGCCGCGAATCACTTCTGCTGTTAAGTTGTCAGACCGTAGCTTCGACACCAATACATCTATCGTGTGTTTGAATGGTACAAAGATAAGAACCTTTTGACTGCTTTCATCTATAACTTCTTTCAAAACTTTATAACGATTGTTTATGTCAAACTCTAACGCATCACCCTTATCTGTATATACCGCACCAGCACTGATTTGCAGTAGCTTGTTCATAGTGGCAGCGGCATTTATAGCGGATACTTCGTCTTCACCCACGTGCATAACTAATTTTTTACGTAGTAGTTCATAATATTTTGTTTGTTGTCTGGTTAATTCTACCTTTCTTTTAACGTATGTCATGGCTGGTAAGTCGAGACATTCTTCTTTGGTGAACCGTATAGCTGGCTGTAACGCGTTATATACAACCTCACTAGAATTATCCTTTGGTATATAACGGAACTGTGTAATTTGCATCATTACCATATCACGGAACGAACTATAAAACCGTGGCACCGCATCAGGGTTGATAAGTTTGGCAAGGCCATATGCATCTAAAGGAGATTGAGCCGCTGGTGTGCCTGTCATCATCCAGAGCCATGTGTCATCGGTAACTATCTTGCGTAACGTTTTCCACCTTTTAGTGCGCGTGTTTTTATAATGCGTGGCTTCGTCAACAATAATTAAATCAAACCCGCCGTTACGAACTTCGTCCAACACTATGTCCACACCGTCATAATTTATTATGACAAACTCGGCACCTTGGTTCAGGACGGCGGCACGTTTCTTTGCGGCACCGTATGCAATATCTACAGATCGGTGCGGTGCAAATATGAATAAATCTTCTCGCCATGCACTATCCATAATTGACAGTGGGCATATAACAAGCACTCTTTTTATCTTGCCTTTGTTCATCAGAAAGTCAGCCGACCATATGGCACTGGCAGTCTTGCCTGTACCCTGCTCGTTAAAACAAAAAGCGCGTTTATTCATGGTAAAGAATGCAGAGGTTTTCTTTTGGTGGTCAAAGGGGGTGTATCTACCTGACCAATTATACCCT